GGAACCTGTCCCGCTTCCGCTGCAAAGAAACAAGGAAAATGGGAACAACTCGTCCAATGGTGTGAGGAACTCACCGAGGCCAACGAACCCCCTCCTACCGAAAAGGAACTCATCAAGCGCTTTCCCGGACTCATGGGACCTCAGCGTCGCGGAGTCCTTAAGATTGTTGCATCACTCTGTCGACCTCCTACACGAGAAATTGGATTCCCTCGCGATGGATGGCAGCGAGAGCTCGTCGACAGTCTCGACGTCGAGCCCGACGACCGTTCAATCACGTTCATTGTAGACCCTGACGGTAACAATGGTAAGTCCTGGATCTGTCGATACATTCAAGCTAAGTTCCCAACACGTGCTCAATATCTCCGAATCGGAAAACGCGACGACCTTGCCCATGCCCTCGATACCAGGAAGAACATCTTCCTCTTTGACATCCCTCGAACAGGCATGGAATATCTACAATATGTAGTCCTTGAATCACTCAAAGACACACAAGTCTTCAGTCCTAAATACGAAAGTGGAACGAAAGAGTTTGATCCTAGTCATGTCATTGTTTTCAGCAACGAAGAACCGGACATGCTCAAACTAACACCAGATAGATACAACATAATTCGTATTAGTGAACGAACATTTACTCCTTAATAACTACTAAGCACTGGCATGCAGCGCAGCGTTCCACCCGGGCCGGTCCGAACATCGTTCTGAATGGATTTAGGACGCGCCTGGGCCTTTGGCCCACGTAAGTCCGTGTCCCCGTCGAGCGGAGCGAGTCTGTTGAGGGGGGGTACCCCCCTCTTATCCCTGTCTTGGTTCACGGAAGTATACCACAGCCCGACGACGATAACTAATGCCGGTACCGAGAGCATTACCGGCTTGCTCATTTGAATCGGAGCACCAGACTAACAAGTAGATCTGGTCTTGCGGAGTACTCTCTCCGTCGTCAAAATAGAACTGGCGTCCTACCTTGATATAACACTGCACATCTTTCACCGGTGCGCCGTAATTAAACGACTGGGTCGCAGCTGTTGCTGTTTGAACCGGCGTCAACATGAACTTTCCACGTTTCATGACAACATACTCGTCTGTATTGATCTGTGCTACAGACCACGTTAAACCAGTCTTGTTAATACTAGTCGCATCGAACGCACGTTGATTCGTGTAGTCTCGGAAGAGATCCGTTGCAGACGGACCTGGAGCTTGACCTTGTTTAGGATGGACAACGGCCCAATTAATCCACAACCTAGTCGTGTGATCGTTTTTAAACGCAATATGTAACATGATGCCACTAACGACACATGTATCCCGTTGACGGTCATTGATACTGTTGTTAGATGTACCACCGATGCTAATTAAAGCAGTTGCAGATACAGCATTTCTCGGATTGTTAACCGACGTACCCGGCGTTACACTTTCAGTCGTTTTAGACACACTGTAATTCCGCGGGTTTCCAACCATGCGGCGCGCCTTAGCTTGCCAACGGGATTTTTTTGAATACCGGCGTCTGTACGTGCGACGTTTCCGTCCACGACGCATCATACGTCTCCGCATAGGCATTTTTGAACGACGATAAGACCTTCTAACGGTTTTCCTTGCAACCGCTCGCGTAGAGTTTGTTGCACCTAACGGTTTAAGTTTTTTCAAACTACCGGTATAATAATAACGATCGTAGCGCCTACGAAGTATGTTACCTGCTTCCTTTGCAGCTTGAATACGTTCGTTTATCTCGTCGTAGTACTTGCTACCTGCGATTGCACCACCAGTAAACCACCGTATGTTGTTAGGTGTAAAATATTGTGCCATCGTTAAAAACTATGAGGGGTCTAGGGTACAGTATTACCCCTAGACCTTTCTCCGACCGCCCGCCCCTCTCATAATCTCAAAATGCCTCCCAAAGCAAAGCGCTGGTGTTTCACTCTCAACAACTACACCGACGGTGAAGTTGGCCTACTGTCGGACATACTCGAATCCGACCATGTCTCCTATGGAATCTACGGCAAAGAAACCGGAGAGAACGGGACGCCCCATCTCCAGGGATATGTCATCTTCGCCCAAGAGAAGCGTCTCACCCAAGTTAAGGCACTCCTGGGTGCCCGATACCATCTCGAAGTGTCCCGGGGCACCCCGAAAGAAGCCTCCGACTACTGCAAGAAGGATGGAAACTTTAACGAGTACGGAACCTGTCCCGCTTCCGCTGCAAAGAAACAAGGAAAATGGGAACAACTCGTCCAATGGTGTGAGGAACTCACCGAGGCCAACGAACCCCCTCCTACC